GGAATACCGAGCTCAAAATCGTCGTCTTCACCCATTACGCTCTCATAGAGCTTATCAAATATTGATTTATCTTCTGACATAATAGTACCTTTGTTAGAAGTATTTATACTCTCCTTAACTGATTTCTTCTTTTTCTTAGACTTTTTTTCTTCTTTATCTTCAGCCGCCTCAACTGGTTCCTGTAAGTCTTCTTTAGCTCCACCGACATCCTTACTTTTTTCGTCAGCTTTTACTTCACCCTTTGGCCGTTGAGTTTTTGAATCTACCTCAGATACCTTCTCATCCGGTTTCTTAAAATCTTTACCAGTTGCTTTCTCTTTGACAGGCTTCACACCGAAGTTACTAGATAACATATTCTCATAATTATTCATTATATTATCCATCTCATTCGCTACTTTCTTCTCTTTACCGTTACACTTCTTACAATCCGATCCATCAGTATGTTTACCGTCTGTACAACCAGGATGGTCGCACTTAGCTGTATCTTTATCAAGTACTGCTTCTTCAGTTCCCTCATCTTTTCTTTTTTCACCCCTCTCACGATGCTTCCTCAACGCTTTACCTGCTTTTCTATCATCCCTGCGTTGGTCGAGCTTATCTCCCGCCCATTTTGTTGCTTTTTTAACGACATCACCAGGTAACGCCGCTGCTTTGCCGACTCCTCGTACAATGCTTCCTGCGAATTCATTTACATTTTCTGTACCTTCGGTAACTACTTCGTCCTTCTTTGCGGGCTGGTCGGTAGTTACCTTCGACGTAGCGTTCGCAAAGGCCTCATTAATAGAGAGTAAATCTTTGCTGTTCATGTAAATATTTATAGTGCCCAGGCAAAAAAAAGAGGATAAATTTTATTTAGGTAATAAAAACTTACCTAACGCAAATATGGAGTTCGAGTGGACTCCAGAAATGGTCAAAGATCTTAAGAAGGCAAAAATGAATATTCTTCATTTTGCTGAGAATTATTTTCACATTGTTAACCTAGATGTTGGTAAAACAAAAATAGCTCTATACCCTTGTCAAAAAAGAGTGTTACGGTCTTTAAGAGACAATAGATTTGTATCCTGTCTTGCTTCAAGACAAACTGGTAAAACGACAATGATGACAATTTATGCTCTTTGGATAGCATGCTTTCAAGACGATCAACGCATATTAATTGTTGCTAATAAAGAACAAACTGCTATTAGTATTTTTTCTAGAGTTAGATTAGCATATGAAAATTTACCTAATTTTCTTAAACCAGGTGTATTAGAGTATGGTAAAACTTCTATGAAATTAGCAAATGGAAGTAGTATTGGTATTAGCACTACAAGTTCAGATGCTGGTCGTGGTGAATCTGTTAATGTATTAATTCTAGATGAGCTTGCGTTCATCCCAAATAATTTAGTTGATAGTTTTTGGAAATCAGTTTATCCAATTATTTCAAGTTCCAAAAAATCTAAAATATTTGTCGCCTCAACTCCTAATGGTAGTAATAATTTATTTTTCAATCTTTATACTGATGCTGTAAATGGAAAGAGTAACTGGCACGCAGAGAAAATATTATGGCATGAAATACCTGGTCGCGATGAAGCATGGAAGCAAGAGACTATTCGTTCGATAGGTAGTATGGAAGCCTTTGCGCAAGAGTTTGAATGTAAGTTTCTCGATACTGGAGACTCTTTTATTGACGAAGCTTTCTATGCTAAACTTACAAGTGAAACGAAAGACCCTCAACATTTATTTGAAGATGGTTGTTATAGTGTTTGGGAAGAACCTAATAAAGATCATTTATATACAATAGGTGTTGACGTCGCAGAAGGTGTTCAACAAAACTATAGTGCTATACAAGTATTAGATATTACTGACTTACAAAATATTACTCAAGTAGCTGAATATGCTAGTAATGAAATTAACCCATTTGAGTTTACAACTAAAGTTAGAGACATTTGTTATCACTGGGGTACACCTCCTGTTTGTATAGAGAGAAATAATTGTGGTAGTCAGGTTGTAGATAATTTATATCATCAATACAATTATAGAAATATTGTAAACTATTCTCCTAAAATAGGTCAAATTAAATATGACAGGTTAGGAATTTACGCTCATACAAATACCAAATATAAAGGTATTACTAATATGAGGTATTGGGTGAATGAACTCAAATGTGTTAAATTAAAATCAAAACTAGCTGTTGAAGAACTTAAGAATTTCGTAAGATATCCAAACGGGTCCTGGGCAGCACAACCTGGTTATGAGTTCGACGATAGAGTCATGTCCTTAACGTGGGCATTATTAATATTAGAAAATAGTATAGTACAAAGATATTATAACGTAACAGAAATTGATGACAATCAGCGACCAGCAAAACTTGAATTAGGGGATTATATAGATCAAAAATTTAGTAACTTTCTTCAAGATTATAAAATGCAGAATATAGATGATACCTGGAACCCACATCCAGTCTACTTCGAAGATATAAATATTTTTGGAGATAGTGAATTGAGTGATATGGATAAGTTAGAGCAAGAAGGATATGTTAGAGTATGAAACAATCACCATTTAATAAAAATAGACAAGATAAATTTATTCTAGTTTTAAATTTACCAGAAGGTATAAAAGAGATTAGAGATAATATCGCTAGAAAAAACAATCGTATTGATGCGAATAGTTTAGAGATTAGTATCGCTGGTACAGTGACACCTAATATTAGTGTACCAGAACAAACCTTACCATATGGTGCTCAATCTATTAAAGTAAGCTCACATGCACGACCAGCTTATAGCTCTCTGAATTTAAAATTTAACATCGATAATGAATATAAAAACTATTGGGCTATATATAAGTGGTTGGATGTAATAAACGATGTTAAACAAGGAACTGTTAATGCCGACGAGATTATAAAATATCCTCATCCTGGTCAAGTACTTCCAATATATTCTTCCAACTTAACAGTATTTGGTCTTGATGAATATAACAACAGAAAGATTCAATGGGATTATATCGGAGCTTTCCCAACTACATTATCTGAAATTAATTGGGACTATAATAGTGAGGCAGAAATTGCCGCGAATGCCACTTTTGAATTTACAAGATTAGAAGCAAAATTAATCTAAAAATTTTAGTTTCTTATTCATTTTTTATCTTTCTTACCTGTTAGATATTTCTTAAATAATCCTTCTATTATTGCATCCACCCTCGCTGGATCATAATCCTTTTTAGATGTCATCATTTTAGACTTTTTCTTACTCATTAAATACCACCAACAGTAGAAATATTAAAATCTAATTCTTTTGATGTGTTAGAAATTTTAGGTTTCTTGTTATACTCCACGTCACCAACATCATATTTTTTTGAAAGCTTCTCAATAGCTGTCTTCTTTCTCTCTTCATATAATTTGAATAATTTCACATTTCTCTTTTTCTGTGTCTCATGAAGCTGTAAAAAGCCCTGTCTACGTACCTGTGTATGTAAATGTCGATTAAAGATTATTTGAATAACTGATTTTTCAAAAGAACGAACAACCATTTGATTTAATTGTTCAGATGAACCCATAAAAAAAGAATGTATTATGGGTAGTAATAAATGGTCGCGCTGTAACGCCTCGTTTAATATGTTATTAATACCTCCCATATTAAATTGCTGAGAATATTTTAAAATCGCCGGGATGAGTTTCTCTTGTCGTAAAAACCCATTCGGTGTGAATATATATTCTAAAGAAATTGACTTTCTTATTTCTTCTTTCATTTCTAATAATTTTTTATACGTATATACTCCTCCATGTTCTATAGTATAAAAAGGTACATTTGCATCTGTCAACCAATAATCATCGTTTATTTTACCCGTCTCTTTAGCTGAAGCATACAACTCAGTACCTGGATACATCATTGCTACTCCTATATCATCATAAAATAAATAATTGATGTTTTGAATTTCTTGTATAAATCTTATAGTTTCTTTTATAGTTTCATCTGTTTCTCCGGGCAGCCCCGCAATAAGAAAAGCGGTTGCTTTCATTCCGGTTCGGCCAAATAACTCCAGCCCATAGCGTACATCATCCTTAGTAATACCCTTCCTCATACCCTTCATTACACTTTCTGCAGCCGTTTCCAACCCAAACAATACCTGGACAAAACCAGCTTGTTCCATCTTATCTACAACTTCATATGAGATTGGCCGAAACCGGGCACTAGCAATAAACTGTGTCTTTATACCTCTTTTTATAATAGCATCACAAAACTCAATTGTTCGGCGCTGATTGATCATAAAAGCGTCATCATGAATCCAAATTGTTGTAATAGATGGAAACTTCTCTAATATCATTTCTACTTCATCAGCAATATTTTCACCACTTCGAAACCTCACCTTCCTCTTAGACATCCAATCTAATACACAAAAATTACAACGATATGGACATCCTCTACTTGTAAGAAGATTGGCCATTCTCTTTTCTTGATTCACAAACAATTCATGCTTTGGAAACGGTAGATCGTCAAGATCATTAATCAACTCCCTACTCTCAGTAGCAACTATTTTACCATTATTACAATGAACAATACCAGCTATATCATCAATTAATTTTTTACTTTCAAATGCCTCTATTAACTCATGAAATGTTACTTCTCCTTCACCACGAACAATTACAACATATGGATATTTTTTAACTATTTGCTGCCACATAATAGTTGCATGAATTCCACCTACAACTATATGCGTATCTGGGTAGTGTTTATGAACATATTCTATCACTCTATAAGCACTTACCCTGCTATGCGTCATCATTGAAACACCAAAAACCTCAGGCTTAAACTTTTTAAAGTGGTTTTTAATAATGCTGTTACACTTCACAGTCGGTATATTATTTAAATATACATTTATAAACTGATCTTGACCGGGACGCCGATGCTCTATGTATGATTGTATATAAGCAAGTCCGAGTGGGTAATGACTGTCGTGATTGTCTTCGACTCTATGATCATCCTCAATAGATGTACATGTTAATAATATCTTCACTAATTAAACAACAATATTTAACCAAAGAAATAGCTCATTGCAACACTAGTCTTATAAGAACAGTCAGGCATTTTTTTAACAATCTTTTTAAACTGCTCTTCTGTAATATTTCCTTGCTTCCAAGATTCCCCCTCTATACAACCAATCATTGAATTGGTTCTATCTTGAATAGACTTAACATACATAGCTGCCGCGAACATTTCATCTGGGTTACCAGTATCAAACCATGCATAATTACTATCTAAACTATAGTGCTGTAGGTCGTCACTAGCTAAATAATTTTTATTAAGATCAGTAATTTCTAATTCTCCTCTTGCAGATGGCTCTAAAGATCTAGCTCTCTTACCCGCTGTATCATCATAAAAATAAATACCAGTTACAGCGTTATAACTCATCGGGCTCTCTGGTTTCTCTTCTAGAGAAATAATTTTTCCATTAGAATCTACCTCAATAACTCCGTAATCTGACGGGTTTGACACTCTGTAACTAACAACCCCAGCACCAAATTTAATATCAGGTTTTTCAATTCCCGTAAAAATATTATCTCCTAAAATTAGACAGACATCATCATCTCCCTGCCATGACTCAGCAATAATTAACGCCTCAGCAATACCAGCTGGAGAAATTTGTACTTTAAATGTAAGATCAAGTCCTAGATATGGTCGTTTTTTATCTGTTTGATTAAACAAGTGTAACAAATGAGGATATGCTTGGGCATTTGTAATAATCATAATATCCGTAATACCTAATTTAATTAAAGTAGTTAGCGGATAATATATAGTAGGCTTGTCATAAACCGGTAGTAGTTGCTTGGATATGGTTTTTGTCGATGGATATACTCGCGACCCAGTACCACCAGCTAAAATGATTCCCTTCATATATTTATATTATAATGCCTATTTTAACAAATCAACTACTTTATTAAGCTGGAAATCAATAAATAATTGTAAAGGTTAACTTATCATGAGTAGAAGAACGATTCAATCACCAGGAGTGGAAATAAGAGAAATTGATTTGTCCCAGAGGCCAGCTGCAGCCGTGGGAACAAGTGTATTCATCGCAGGGTTCTCTAATCAAGGACCAACGGATGAAATTTTTAACGTCGGTACCTTCTCAGACTTTGAGGAAATTTATGGAAAACCTACAAACGCTGCAGAGAGATACTTTTATCATTCCACTAAGCAAGTATTTCAGAGTGATGCAAATGTCTTAGTCTCTCGCTTGCCATATGGAGCTGGTAATGGTACATCAACTGAAAAGTATAGTGCTTTAGTTTATCCTGTCTCTACCGCAAATGTTTCTCCTGTCACTGCACTTTCCGCGGCCACTATTAGTTTTGATAGTGATTACTCTGGAGGTATTACTACCGCTGCCTTAACCGCTGGAGCGCCGGTTGTTGTTGAGATTGTAACCCAAGATTCTAACGGTTCAGTAAGCTATACATCACTATCAACTGCAGGAACCTACGACTCTTTTGTAGCTACTGTCACTGGCGAGACTGCGCTAACAACCCTATCGACCATTTCCGGAGATACTCTTGTGGCTGGAGTTGGATTATCTGGGACCAACAGTACCTTCAGTGCCGGTAATACATCTCTATCTGCTTCCAAGTATTATATTATTGGTAACCCTACTCAAGTTGAATTAACAAGATCAGAATATTTATCTGCATCTAAAGAAAACTTTACATGGTCTGATACTCCAGGTACTACAACACACACTAAAAATACATTTGGTAGTGCTGGAATAATTGTTCTTAATAAAGCTAAACTTGCTACTAACAACAATTTTGAAGGTTATTATGCTGCTATTACTGATAACAGTAACTTATCACCAGCATCAGATTACGATGTAATTAATAGTGTTAGAACAGTAACGACATCAGCGACCGAAACAAACACAGGAAGTTTTACAACAATACCTACATCAAGGTACGACTTTAATTTAACTTCTACAGCTGCTTCTGAAAAGAATAGTGTTAGTAAGTCTCTTGAAACTGTTTCTAAATTTGATTTAGACGGTGGTGAGTTTATTGATACTATTTCGCTTGGCTTATTTAAAGTTAGGATTACACCATTCTCAAATACGGACTTACAATTATCTCAATTCCTTGCAGAAGGATATGCTGGTTCATTAAACTCCTTTAGAAGAATACAGAACGAGGCTGGTGGTGATAGAAAATCATTCTTCTTAGGGGATTTAGACGAAGGTTCTCCTAATATTCAAATTTTAGTAAATCCATATATTAGTAAACATGGTGGGGACTGGATATCTTCTAAGGGTGATGCACCTTCGAAGTTTGTACGATCAGTGAAAACTACTAACATCAATGCTGATGTCATGAAGAAAACATTAGCTGGTAATAGCGTTACTGGTTTCTCTGAAGCACCTGCATTAGTTAGTTTGGGTGTATTTACAGATGTAAATAATAACACTACTAAAAACACTGGTAGTATTCCTAGTAAATTAGATAGAATATTTAACGTTGCTTCTAACGTCGATTTACTTCCAATTGATGTAAGTATTGAAGCTGGCTTAGGTACAGTATTTGCTGTTGGTAAGAGTAACAGTAATAGTCTTAGTACATATGACGATACAGAATATGTATCAATAACCGATACTGGTTTCTATGCTACTAACGATAATATGACAGCCTCTGCTGAAATTGACCTGAGAGACAATTATCGGACAATATTTAACAAGTTTGAAGT